CTTTCAAAAATATATCTAAGGCCTCTGTTTGTAACTGTATACTTTTCACCATTTGTTTCAAATAGTATTAACCAACTCGAATCAAGTTGATTATTTGTTACATCTCCAGTTTTACCGTTACTAAAAACATCTACTGTGTTTAAGTTTTCGTTAATAATAATACGCCAGTTTCTTGTAACTTGGTCGTATCGTAATGCAAACGTTTTATATGCAAATACTTGATCAATAATTTGTGATCTAACATCTGTTGAAATGTCTTTTACTAGTTTTGGTTTAACTTCTTCTAGTATACTATTTGCAGGTAGTATTTCGTTAAACACAACAGGACCAGTACCAGTTGTAGTACTAACACTTGTACCTGCACCGTCTACGCTTATAACTTTAACCCATTTATAACTACTTGCACCTTTTGCTGTACTGTTACTTGTAAGTTCTCCATCACCTATAAAATAAAATCCAACTGGTGGTTTAAATTTAAGTAATGCGCCAGCTTCTACATATTTTAATGAACCGCCAGTAAATGTTCCAAGTTGATATGCAACGTCATTTATATTCTTTAATAATCCTGTTGAACTATTAGTTGTCTTTGTTGACTGAGTCCATGTAGCATTAAGATCACTAACAATAATTTTAGCATAGTTTGCAAAGTAAAAATTACTAATTGCTCTGTTTTGTATAATAGGTAATATTGAATTTTCGATTGTACCTTCAATATCTGTTTGAGTAGCAAACGTAAATGAAGTTTTACTTTCGTATGGCTCTCTATAAAGGATACCATCACTACCATATAAATTTGTACTAGAGTATTTTCCAGTAGCATCTTTAAGATCAAAGTATCTACTAATACCACTAGCAACTCTATTTGTTGATTTAACTTTAATAATTTCTTGATTAGTAGTTAGAGGAACAATATTATAATCTTCACCTGTAACCATTCTATTTTGTGTATAATAAGTTTGCGGAGCATTAGTTCTAATACTAGATGTTGTTTCGCTAGTAGTAGCATTAGTTACTGCTGTTTTAAGTTCTAAACCAACAGTCATTGTTTCTGTTGTTCCTGCTTTAGAAATATAAGGGAAACTAATAGTAATATCTGTTAAGTCAGCTGGATTAATACTTAATGTTCTATTAGCACTAGTTCTATAATAAAGTCTAAATCCGCCTTGTGGCAAGTTTCCAAATGTTCCGTCTGCAAATACTAAACTAATCTCATCATTAGATCTTGTTTGTACAACATAAAAGTTTTTAATTTTTTTATTTAAACTATTGTAGATTGCATTGTTTCCTTCAGTTGAACTAACCTTTGTCCAAATATTTGTAGGAATTCCGTTACTGCTTAATTCGTAAAGCCAAACATCAGAATCGTTAATATTTTCTGCTTCAATGGAGATTCTTTGATTAGCTGTAGGACTAGAAATATCAAATGCATTGGACTTTAAACTACCTTGTCTAAAGTGCAAAAAATATCCTGAGTTTGAGCTTCCTGATCCTCGGCCATCTTCTCTATATAAAAATGCTAAACTGTTTCCTGGTACTGGATTTTCTTCTGTTATTACATTAAAGTCAGTATCAATTCCAGTTGACACAATTTCAAACTGTGTTGAAGAACCATTAACTGATTTTGTAAATGTATATACAGGAACATCAGCACCTACAGATGTAAATCTATATTGCTGTGTAAGTACTCCGTTAATTGCTTTAGATATAGCTGGTTTACCAACAGTGCCATTTTGCGGAAGTGCAGAGTTTAATACACGTCTAAATTGTTCTGACCAATTAGCATTACTAGGATCATTCCAAATAACTGTTTGATCTGCTAAGTTAGTGCCGTTACTGTCAATTAAATTTTCTGTAGTACTTACTGTCTCAAATTTAAGTAGTCCGTTTGCCGCTTGATTACGCTTAGGATTATATGATAGCATACGAGCTAAACGGAGAACTGATTCTCTACGCTCAGCTAGTTCTAAAAAGTTTTCTCTTGCGTTTAAGTCAACTCTGTAACTGATATTTTGTCCTAAGAACGCAATCATATCAATAAGAGCAAGGTACTCTGATGTATCTACATAGTCGTTAAAATCTTCTGGGTAATTCTGTCTTAGATAGGTAATCATCGCCCGTCTAAGTGTGTCAAAGTCGTAACTACGGAATTCCGCATTACGATAGCTTTGATATACTTTTTGCCAATCTTCTGCAAGTAGCAATCTATTTTGTCTGTCGGTTGATGACATAGGTTATCCTTCTTTATACTCTACTGTATTTATTGAAACCAATAATACTAGTGGTTAATTGTGTCACGATAATCCAACGCTTTTATCAAACTGTAACTTTAATTGTTCACTAATATTATAGTCTAAGTACATTAATGTACATTCTATTTGTAGTCCACTTTCGTACTCTGAAACTTGCACACTTGCGGCTCGAGTTCTTGGATCATAGTTTACAATATTTGTAACATTTGCTGTGATTGCGTCTTTTAGTTGTGCTGTTAACGGCTCATATAAGGCATCCCAAATAATACAACCAAATCTAGGATCAGATAACTTCTCTCCTTGACGAATATTAAGATGATTTAATAAGTTTTGTTTAATTAATGAAATATCAAACTGTTGAAAGGAATTATTTTCCGGATTAACAGTACTAAACCCTCTGTATGCTTTTTGTGCTACAGGCGGTTTCTTGTCTCTTTTAGGAGTAATTTTAATTGTTTTATATAAATCTGTTGCCATACTAATATTTATTCGTTTGCGAATACCTCTGTTTGTGTTGTACTTGTTATTTGAGCTGAGCAATCATATGTATCTCCTACTCTGCCTACTTCTAAATCTTCGGCAAAAACATTTGGACTGTGCGTTACTAATGGTGTACCATACACAGGTGGACAATGTGTGTGAGGTTCGTTTAGATCTGTCTTTCTATGTATTCCGTGGTCGACTACAAATACTTTTGAACTACCTGAATCAGTAAATATGTCTCCAGGAGCAACACATATAGGGTGTACTGTATTTACAATATCTCCTGATCCTACTTTTCTAGCTATTAATGGCATTATTGTACCTGTGATTTTCCTGCGCCTGTGTCAATAGGTGTAGTTGTTGTTAAACTTGCTAATGGCGTTAGTTCATTATTAATAATCTTTTGATAAAAACCTTTTCCTAGACCAATTCTGCTTGCTGTGTTTGATCCGCCAGCATCTGCGTATCCTACTGCTTTTTTAAACTCTGTACCTAAAGCATTAAAATCTGTACTTGTCCAAGTAACACTTTTGCTCTTTAAATATGCTACTGCAATTTTAGTAGCAACTGTAGGATCGTTTGCCATATCAGCATTATTGTAAATATCAACTCCGGCTTTGCCGCCGTATGTTCTATAATTGTCTGTTCCTGTAATTTGTATGAGGCCTCTACCTCTATATCTAAACCCGTCCCCAGATTCTGCAGAGCCGTTGCCCATTCTATTTCCGTATACTGAGTTTGCAATAGCAGGTGGACCACCTGCAACAAGTGTTTCAGCTTTACGTTTGCCTGCATCTCCACCAAATCTATTTGGCCATACACGCTGTAATGTAGATACTCTATAGTTCATATTTTCTGATCTTGGTTCAAAGTTACATTCTTTTTGTATTTGGGCACACGCCATTGCTAGTGCATGTGCGTTTGATTTCCATGTAATTGGATCTAGTCCTAACCCTTTAATAAGTTCGCTTAAAAAGAAACGTTGCATATCATCAACTGGTACTGGGTCTGCTGGTTGTTTACCTGCTAGATTATCTGTATTTTTAGTTGGAATTTTGTCAGCATCAAACGTTTCTTTTACACGCTCACCTGTAACTGGATCTCGAATGAATGCCTCTTGTGCATTGTATATTCCTGAAGTTGTTGAATAGTCAGGTATATCACTGTCTTTATCAATCTGTGGTGATTGTGATCTGACCTCTGGTGATGGTGCTAGTATACTTGCAGTCGCACTAGGAGTATGTCCTTGTGGATTAATATTTTCGTGTGCGTCCCAAGGTTCATGTTTTGGAATACGTCTTGGTCTAGTAGCTGTTGCCGCAACACTTGCACGTAACGCATCCGAACTTACTGAAACTGTTAAATCTACTCCGGTAGAGCTAAGTGTTTTGTCTTCAGTGTCGCTTGTTACTGGGGCGGTAAATGTATCACTAATATTATCTGCACCCAACGCTTCTTGTGATGGACTATTCATATGAATTTGTGCCGCTGTTTCTTTATGGGTTCCTGTACTTTTAATTTGTGTATTTGCACCACTGGTAAATTTATTATCACCTGTCGTGCTTAGATTATATGCTCCAACAACAACTTGTCTATAGTTACCTGCTACTTTACTTCCGTACTCTCCATTAATTGCTATCTTGCCGTCTCCAGCTACTTGTAAACTATAATTTGTGCTGATAGTTGTTCTATGTGATCCTTTGATTTGAATGTCTTGATCACTACCTACTGCAACAGTATGGTTATCACCTGTCCATTCATTCTTATCTTTACCTACAAATGTAGTTTCATTTTTGTTTGTTTTAACATCTCTATCATTGTTAACCATTAACTTATAATTGCGTCCTGCTGTAAAGTTAATATCTTTACCTGACTCAATGTTTATATCTCTATCAGCTTTAATATTAAGATCTGTTTCTGTTCTTAGGTTAATGCTATCTTGTGCATATACATCTATCTTTCCATTTGATGTTAATTCAATCCATGCTGTACCATTTGCATTACCAATATAAATTAAATCTTCTGTATTGTGCAATAGAATTTGGTGGCCAGTTCTTGAACGCAATCTAATATGTTCATTAAACGGTAATGTAGCATCTCCCTTGCTAGTATTTTCTGGTGTGTTTTCAATATCATAATATGTTGCTGGATTTTCTTTAGCAATGCCCATTCTAAGAATACTAGGATCGCCGTCATCCATAGTAAATGCTGAGCCTCCTAGCCTACTTCTAAACAGTCTAGCTTTAGCGTTTATATCACCATAATTTCCTTTAGGCCTACCGTCACGCTTGTCTAGTGGTCCAGGAGTATTCCAACCGTAAACAGTATTAGGAATATCACGTCTTGAACTTGTTGTTGTTGTTCCTCTAACAACATCTTCTTCAAGACCTTGTTTAGCTAAAATATTAGACATCATTGGATTAATAGGTCTTGGAAACTTGTCTGGATCATTTCCTACACGTCTATCTAATGGTCCACTTCCATTACCACTTACGCTTTTATTAAATTCTCCTACAGGTAAACTTTTGCCTTTTAAATTAGAAGCTATTCCGTCTTGTACAATATTTGTTACTTTGTCTGCTGGATATCCACCAGGCACCATGTTGTTCATATACTCGTCTTGAACACATCCTATCCAGTAACACTGATTTGGTGATCCTTCTGCAAATATAACAAGAACTTTAGTACCTGGATCAGGTGGTACTGCCCAAAATCCATAACTTTGTTGTGTGTTATAGTAATCATTATTTTTTCCGTTACTTTTAACATCCGTAACTCCATAAAATGGAGAACAGTAATTAGCTGTAAATAATTGTCCTTCTTCTAAATTGTCGCCAACGCTAACTGTATTGGTTAGTAGTTGGACTCGTAATGAGCCTTGTCGTTTAGGGTCTAAATGATTAACTACTTTTGCTAAAAAAGGTCCAGGCGGCATTTTTGCAAAGCCGACTCCAGACGATCGTTTATTAACTTGATTTGGTTCTAATTGATCCATTGTGTTCCTTTAAACAAAATCACTATCTTCCCATCCTAGGCGTTTTTCTTCGGCTGTAGCTTTACCAGTTCGGATACCACCATCCATTGGTGCGCCAACAATAGCCGTATCATCAGATGTTACTTGGCCATCTATGCCACTGCCTTTGCCCGAGTTTGGATAGATAGGGTCGTTTACTTGTGCATTTTTAGCTACTTTTGGTTGTGTTGTTTTTGGTGCATCTTTAAGACTTGCTAACTTAGCCGCTTCATCTGTAGTTAAGTTGTTATTTGCCATTTCAACTGTATCTAATCTACCATCCATATTGACATCAGCTCTGGCGAATCTAGCCTGCGGACTATTTGCAGTATATTTGCCTTCTGCCACCGCTACTGCTTTTTCGTATTCTTCCTTTTGTGCGGCGATAATCTTTTTAGCATTTTCTTCTAATTGTTTTAGATCAAAGTTAGGACGTTTTACTAATTCAAGTTCTTGAGTGAATAAATTACCTGAAAAAGTATTATTGACTCCTATAACTTGATACAATCCACTAAAGTTAGAAACTCCAACTGCTGGGCCGTCCATTTTATAGTTTCCTATTTCGTCGTCAATATCTAAAGGAGTCATAAAGTTTAATAGAATATCAACTTGACCGTTTTGATGGCTAATACTTCCGTCTGAATTAACGTTGTTCCATTGAGACACAGTTGCATTGTAATTGCCCATGCCACTATCTGCAATGTAATAAGGGTCGCCTAAAATCTTAATAGTCATTGTAATTAAATCAACATCACTGTTAGTAAGTGCTTCATTGAATGACCTAGCCAATTTTCTTTCTGCTGTTTCAGCCATAGCTCCTGAAAGTTCATTTGATTTATTTTGGCCTATTTCAGTTTGTGTTACTGATACGTTTGCTCCTGTTTTATCAATAGTTGAATTATCACGTACTAAAACATCTGGTGGTTTTGTTGAAGAGCTATTTGAAGCATCATTATTACCACTTTCATTTAGTCCTGCAATAGATTTGTAAAATGCATTATTAAATGCAATATCAAATTCTAAAATATCTTTATTAAGTCCTGTGTACATATAATTGTATGCTTTGGCCGCAGATTCAACTAAATTATCATATCCTGCTGGCGGATCGTTGGGTAATTTAAATATACTTGTGTTTACCATGTAAGGAACAATTTTATACACATATATTCTAGGCAATCTTCCTAGTGCTTTTTCAGCTTCTGTATCATCAACAACATATAGATCAGCTTCAATTCTAAACCAAGGTACTTGTCCTTTTTTATTTTGAAGTTCTGGTTTTAATATATTTGCGCCAAACTCACTTAATAGTATAAGTTCTTCAAGTACTCGCTGTATTGGTGTTCCTTTCGTAAACTGTATAGTACGCATTTTAGGATCAATAGTTGTAGCACCTTTTGTAAAAGTTTTTGTTTTAGGATTTAGTGCAAATCCTGCTTTGCCAAATATTGCATCTCCAAAAGAAGTTGGAATTTCAGTTGTAACTTTATTTCTTCCTATAGCATTAATTCCTGCATCTCTGTTTGCTAACGTTTTTTTGATTGTTTCACTTAGATTGCCTCTTTTAATACTGAACCCTAACAATCCATTAACGTAGTCCTTTTTTTGTTGTGTATATGAACCACCAAAATCTGTATAGTCCATTTGATGTCCTGCACCATCTTTTCGAGAATCAATTGTTGTAAAGGCCGCGGCATAATCAATTCCTTCTTTAAATAGATATTGATCTCCTGTAGTTGCTCCAAATGCGTTACTCTTGCCGTATTCTGTTCCAGAATTTGTAGCATTTTTCATTAGTGACGCACTTGCCGCACTTGAAGTATCTGATGGAAACGTAAACACATATTCATCTACTTCAATTTTTTGTTTTTGGAATTTTTGTTGTTTTAACATATGGGTATTAATTTGTGTTGCTAAACTTCCTAATCCAGATTGACAAATTTCTTCAAGATCGTTTCCGTGTATAGTAATATTGCAGGGTAAGTTTTGTGATCCGTCTGTAAATGCTTCATCATTAAATGCACTACAAGAAAATCTATAAATGGATCCTTCAGTATCAACGTTAAAATCTACACTTACAATTTTCATTGGTAATAATCTTTTAGAAGCAGATAGTGACGGATTTGTTTCGGAGCCACCAATGTCTTGCCATCCTAAGAATGAAATTGTTAGTAGCCAAGGTGCTTGTAAATAGTTTGTATATCCTGCGTTTGATGCGGCCAGTTGCATTGTTTGCAAAAGCTGTCCCATGCTATAAGGTTCTCTAACTTCAAAAGTTAAATTATGAAAGTTAGTCATTCTACTTTT